CTACCCACTACTCTTGTCCAGGCTGTCCTTGGCCCTGTCCTACTCGGGACTACCTGACTACACCCCAGAGTCGCTGTACCTGTGTCTGCTCAATTTATTCTATTCCGCAACAGATTACCTGGTGGACCGCTTCTCAATAGGACACCAACTCTTCGACCGCTGTGCGTTCGAGCAGTTGGGTTTTTGTTGGGTGCCATTCGACAACTCCACCGGGTGTGCGTACCAGTACCCATGTGAATCAAGGTGTGTCAGAAAAACTCTACCGAGTCCTAAGGTGACACTCGTGCTACCGGAGTGTCAGGTTGCCACCCTGACGGTGTCGGCAACACCGTCTTTAGGTTCTCGGCAACCATCTTTCTCAGCACCCGTTTCCACGTCACCGTCTAGGAGCACGGGTTTCTCAGACAGTGTCTCCACCTCTGTCACCCAGTCCCCGACTCAGACACCGTCACAGACCCCGAGTTCGACTCCTTCGGGATCGACCTCACCTACATCAACAGGGACACCCACGCCCTCGGTCTCGCTAACCACAACGCCATCGGCTAGCACAAGTGTATCTGCCTCGGGCTCCACTTCACTATCAGGGTCCAGCACGAGATCATCCACACCTTCGATCACGCTTGGGGTTTCGCCTTCGGCCAGTGCCACTGTAACGTCGACGGCCACAACCACACCTTCTGCGACCCAGTCTGTGTCCCCGACATTGAGTCTCTCTAACACTAAGTCCGCCACGGCGTCAACCTCTATCTCAGCTACTAGGACGGTAACACCGACCCTGTCCGTAACTTCCTCGGTATCCGTGTCTGCGACTGCGTCGATTTCAATCACAACCACGCGTACACCCACAGCCTCGAAGTCTGCCACACGGACACCGTCCCTCTCACTCTCATCGTCTGTGACAGCTACCCCTTCGTCCACACCGTCGCCCACGTCGACCGTTACACGGACACCGACGTCGACACACTCTGTAACGCGCTCACCGTCACCGACGCAAACTGCGACACCTACTAGTTCTATAACCATAACCACAACTAGGACCCCGTCTATGTCCCCAACGATCTCTGACACGGCCTCCCCAACACCGTCCAGGTCCATCACGGCTTCTTCCTCGCCTACAAGAAGTGTCTCTGCGTCGCGCACTCCATCGTGGTCTCCAGGTTTCAGCGTGTCCTCCACCCCGAG